CTCTAAAGAGTCGAAAGATTACTGGACATGACGCTATCTCTGCTGTGAATAGTTTTATCGAACACTATTCCGAATACGAAGAACTTATCCATTGCATTATTGACAAGGATTTGAAAACCCGTGCTGGTGATAAGATTATCAATAAGGCTATTCCTGACCACATTCCAGAGTTTAGTGTTGCTCTGGCAGATAAGTACGAGGCTAAACTGGTAGATTGGGAGGATGGTTGGTATGTTAGTCGCAAGTTGGACGGTATTAGATGTATTGGTGTTGTTAATGATCGTGGCGATACTACTTTTTACTCCCGTGAAGGAAAGAAATTTACTACTCTTGGCGTTGTTAGCGGCGGTATTAGGAATCTTAATGTTGTCAATGTAGTATTTGATGGTGAAATTTGCTTAGTCGATGATGAGGGTAATGAAGATTTTCAAGGAATTATGAAGCAAATAAAAAAGAAGGATCATATTATTTCTAATCCTGCATATAAGATATTTGACATGATTTCTCACGAGGAATTGTATACCAAGAGGGGAGATAAAAATCGTCCTTATTCTGTTCGTTATAATAATCTACGAGAAACAATGAAAGACAATACTTGTGCTTGTCTTAGTGTGCTTGGTCAAGAACTTATTAAAGATGATGATCATTTTGCTGAATGGATTGCTCGCTCCAACCAATATGGCTGGGAGGGATTGATCTTGAGGGCCAACGAACTCTATAAAGGTAAGCGTAGTAAAGATTTGCTCAAGTATAAGAGTTTCTTTGATGATGAATATGAAGTAATCGACACAGAAATGGGGCCATTTCGATATGTAAAAGATGGTGCTGAATGTGAAGAAAATATGTTAAGTTGTGTAATGATTCTCCATAAGGGATATATTGTACGAGTTGGTAGTGGATTCTCTATTGAACAACGTCAAGAGTTTTATCAAGATCCCAATAAGATTCTTGGAAAGATTATTGAAGTACAGTATTTTGAAGAAACTAAAAACCAAGACGGTGGTCTGAGTCTGCGTTTTCCTACTTTCAAGTATCTTTATGGAGATAGCAGAGATACATGATTAGTATTTATAGATCTAAATATGAATATATTAAAGAGTTCCAACTCTATGGAGAAAGACATAGTGGAACTAACTTTTTAGAAGAATCTATAAAAAATGTATTTGGTCTTCATCAAACGTCTTTTTTTGGTCACAAACATTTTATGGGTTTTGCGAAACCAGAAACAATTACTTACGAAAGACACACATTATTTGTTGGAATAGTAAGAGATCCTTATGATTGGATTCTAGCAATGTACTCTTTGACTCATCATGTTCCCAAAGTAAACAAGAAAAGTTTTTTGGATTTTATTACTAACGAATGGTATTCTGTAAATAATACTGGTGGAGAAATTAAAGGTGATAGAAATTTTTTAACATCAAAATCTAATCTATTAAGATATAAAAATATATTTGAACTAAGAAAAAATAAAACATACTATCTAGCACATATGATGCCACTGATTGCTTCTAATTATGTTTTTGTAACTTTTGAATCTTTGTTGTTAAATTATAAGAATATTATTCTTACTATTAGCAATTCTTTTAATTTACCAATCAAGGGAAATCTTTTAGATGTAAGACCACTAAGCAAAAGATCTTTTCAGTCTGATGAAATAAAACAATTAGTAACAAATAATATTGATTGGACTATCGAAAATAGTATTGGCTATACTAAACAATAGGAATATTTATGATTAGAAAAGGCAGAGGTAAAAAAACTTATATTACAGATAAAACTCTATTCTCTAATTGTAGAAAAGGCAGAACAGATGCAGAAACTCTTAACTTTAAAATCATTAGTAAAAGAACAAGCGATCTAAAACAGATTATTAATAATCCAGACTCAGATATCCTAGCAAAATCTTTTGCAAAAGAAGAACTAGATAGAAGAAATTTTAATCAACAAAACAATATTGGAACACAAAAACACAGATCTAAATTAGATAAAAAATATCCCGAGCATAAAAATTTGCTTAAACAGTGGAAGCGAAAACCCTCAAGGAAGCAACCTTGACAAGACGATTCCAGTAGTGTAGAATCGTAGCATACCCATTGGAGAAAACCATGATTGTTGAAAACACTGTGATTCCTGTTCAGAATACTACTCTTGATAAGAGTAAGGCTGATATTTTCTTCGCTAATTTTCCGCGAGATAAGGTTGTAGCATACAAGGACTATTGGGAAAGTGTGCGTCCACAAAATGTGGAAGATATTTTTCGCCGGTATCTCTTTGCATTTTGCAGCGTTCATACGACATGGAAAGGTAATTGTGCCGGATATAATGCTATTAAGAATTTTGATGAGTGGGTTAACGATCAAGAAGCATTGAAGGAAAAACTCCACAAGAGCGGCGTTGGTCTACACAATAATCGCACAAAGTATATTTGGGATTTTGCAACAAAGTTTTGGGCTAATCCTAAAGATTTTTATTTTACCACAAAGAAGGGTCATGTTAAAAAGCGTGACGAGATCGTAAATAAGATCAATGGCATTGGTTTGGCTAAGGTTAGTTTTGCTCTGGAAATGATCCATCCTAATGAGGCAAGGGTATTGTGTGGTGATGTTCATCAACTGCGTCTTTACGATATGGAACATCTAAAGTATAATAAGAGTAAGAGTGGAACCGATTCTTACAAGAAGATGGAACGACATTGGGTAGTAAATTGTGGTAAGCACAAGATTCCACCCTATATTGCTCGTTGTCTTTATTGGGATAATCTTCAAAAGAAAGATGATAGTCGTTACTGGAGTTTTGTTTTGGAGTCATAAATATGAGTCAAAATGGTAAAGGGGATACTCCTAGACAAAAAGGAGTATCATGGAAAGTTTGGGATAAAAATTACGAACAAATTTTTGGTAAGAAACAAAAAAAATCAAGTTGGGCAGTTGACAAGCCGATAAAGGATGATAGAATACAAGAGTCTAAGCGAGAGGATCAGTCGCGTGACTGACTCGCAAAGACGGTTGGTTGTTTAAGATTTGGAGGTTGATTATGGCTGAAGTTACTAATGTTGAGAAGCAGAGTCGTGTTCGTTGTGGTGATGAGGCTTTTCTTGAGGCGGTATATTCGTCCAAGACTTATGCTGAGATTGCTACTAAGACTGGTCAGAAGGTTGCTAGTACGATGGCTCGTTTTGCTCGTACAAAGGCCGCTCTGGCTAAGAAGGGTATTGAACTTCCTAGTATGGAACGTGCGAAGCCTACCAAGACGGTGGATAATGTCGAGGCTATGGCTGAGATTGTTCGTCGCCTCAAGGCCCACAATAACGGCTGAGAGTCGATTGGTAGTCGGCTACAACATTTATAACGGATGAGGCACACAAGCATAATCAACCTCAGACTTGTATTGTTGTGGTCGATTACTTTTATGCCGGGGTGGCGAAATTGGCGAAACGCACGACACTTAAAATGTCGCACACTAGAAACGTTGCGGGTTCGAATCCCGCTCCCGGCACTTTAACTAATAACAAAAAGGAAAACAAATGAGCAAAAACACTCTGGAATTTTACAATGTTGGAACTAAGGTTAAGTTGGCAGATGATGTTTATGGAAATATTATTACTGTTAGTATCGGCCCTAATCATTCAATCACTTATAAGTGTGGTTGGTGGAGTGGTCGAACATATTGTACAGAGACTTTTAACTCTTCTGAAATAGAGGCTGTTGTTACTACAGAAAAAACTCGCATAGGATTTATTTGAAATGAAGGAACGTTCAGATCCTATTGAGTTTCTAATCGAATTTGCTTGGGCAAATGGTGCTGATCGTTTTATAGTCAACAACGCCAAAGATGAATTACGCAAACTAAAAGATAATAAGGATAACGAAAACCGCTGGATCAGTTGTGAAAAAGATTTGGCTAAACTCAGAGAAGAACACAACAAACTTCTTTCTGTTTTTAATTATCCAGTGGCTTATGGTCTTATAAATGACAGACACGATCTTTACGATTTGAGAATAATGGATAATCCTCATAATGCTGATGAAAAAGTTGTACCACTCTATTCTAATAGAGAAGAATTTTTAACCGGAGATTGGAAGGGATACAATCACTATGGTAAGTTTACCAAATAAGTTTTATCGAGGGGTAGTATACAGTGATCCTGACTTTAAACATCCTAATTTTCGTTTTGTTATAGTTGATACAGTAAAAGAAGTTCAGGATGAATATGGAGAGTGGTATCTAGATATTTTCCATGATTCCACAGAATTTCTAATGCACGATCATTCTTTAGGAAATGTTTTTTATGGAGTTTATGGATCTTATTGGATAGATATTCCAAAAGGCCCAATTAAACTGTGCGAAACTATAGACTTAACAGAGGCTATACATATTGCTCAGGAAATTATGGGATCACAAATTGTTGATAAAACCCATGATTAATCCTGATTATCTTATAGACTATAGTGATTGGTTTGACGAAGGTGGTTATTGTCAGGTTTATCCAATAAAAGACAAAAAAGATTTGGTATTCAAAGAGTTTCGTAATAAAAAGAAAGCACAAGAATCATACAAATATCATAAAAAATTAGCCAAATTCGATCTTGCACCAAAAATATATAGCAAAATTTGTAAATTAGAATTCTTTCCAGAAGAAGATCTTTATCAACCAGATCCTAGTGATTGGGGATACGTTACAGAGTTAGCAAAAACTCATGCTGCTAATACTAAAATAAGCATGAAGGATATTCAACTTTTAGTAGATGAAATCTATAATAAGACCGAATTAAAATTTTGGGATTGTCACTGGTATAATGTTGGTTTAGTAAAAAGAGGACGAAAAAAGAAAGTGGTTTGTATAGATACCGGAAAAGAAAGTTTTGATGGTAATGCTAATGCTTGGGCAAATCCAGACCCAGGCCCAAAATGTTCGTACTGTGAAAAGTATGAATGTAAATGTTCTAGTTAGGTGTATTATTTAGTGAAATAGTATTTCCTTAAAATAGGAGAAAACAATGCCCAAAGATTTAGATGATATTTATAAGAAAGTAGATATTTCCGCTAAAGAATTAAACTCTTTGGGTAAAGATCAAGACAAAATACACAAAGAAGTATTAGATCTTAAAAAACAAATTAAAGATATTTCTTTTAAGGTAGATGCTATGCTAGAGATACTAAATAACTTCACTATTATGTTAGCAGAAGATGATGAAGATTTAGAAGAAAATTATGATTTTGATAATGATAGCGATGAAAGTTGGGTTCCAAAGGAGGATGATTTTTGGGAAGATGATACCGACGAATCAGTTTGATATTAATACTGCTCTTTTGATTTTTACAACATATTTTATATTGGATATGTTTTATGCTTATTATATTCTTTGCATAGAATCCCGTCAAAATTTAATGTCGTCTTTTATGGCAGGAATGATAACTTCACTGTCTGCATTTGGAGTTGTGAGTTTTAGTAAAAATATGCTGTATGTTATTCCGTTGTTTATAGGGGCATTTGCAGGAACTTATTGTACGATGAAATTAAAAGAAATCTTGCAATCCAGAAAGCGTAAGGTTGACAACGAGGAATGACGATGTATACTTGGAGCATCACACAGGAAACCTTGGAGAACAAAGATGAAACTTGCGGATCGAACGGTTGAAGTTCATAGTGCTGGGATCAACAGCACCAATCAGTTTACCATCGCTCAAACGAGCAAAATGTTTAAGATTCTGTCGGATTCTCTTTATTCCGACAAGACTATGGCAGTTATTCGTGAACTTGCCACCAATGCTTATGACTCTCATATTAGTGCTGGTAATAAGAATCCTTTTAAGGTGACGTTGCCTACCGCTGCTAATCCTAATTTTGCGGTGCGTGATTATGGCACTGGTCTTAATCAAAAGGACATGGAGCATCTGTATACCACTTATGGTGCAAGCAATAAGAATGACAGTAATGATTTTGTGGGTTGTCTTGGTCTAGGCAGTAAAAGTCCGTTTGCTTATACCAAGAGTTTTACTACTACTTCTTATTTTAATGGTACTCAATATACTTATATTGCGGCTATTGATGATACTGGTGTTCCTACCCTAAATCTTATTCATAGTACAGATACTAACGAGCCTAATGGTCTTGAGATTAGTTTTGCTGTTAAGCAATATGATTTCCAAGAGTTTAGTCAGAAGGCTGTTAGGGTTTTTCATTACTTTAAGAATAAGCCCATTATTGAGGGTGGTGTTCATTGGGATTTTACCAAGGAATACGGCCAGCGTAATGTGGTTATTGATGGTGATGGGTGGCGTGTTTGCCGACTCAATAATGACAATATGAAGTTCCCGAATAATTATCATCGTATTCAAAGCGGCGTTATTGCTCTGATGGGTAATATCGCATATCCTGTTGAGGTTTCTCATCTTATTGGTGAGGAAAAGGCTGAGACTCCAGATCATATTGCTAAGTGGAATCGTGCCTTTAATAAGGCCGACATTGCTTCTTGGAAGAGTTTTGTTGGTGAAATTATCAATCAGGGTCTTTATCTGGAACTTGATTTTGGTATTGGCGAACTTGAGATGGATGTTAGTCGTGAAGGTTTGCAGTATACAAAATCTGTTGTTAAGACTCTGCGTGAAAAGACCCAGGATATTTTCGTTGAGTTGAAGAAGAATTTCAGCGACAAGATCGCTACTGCTAAAACCAAGGTAGAAGCAATCCAGACATATTACCAGATGAATGATCTTGCTGGTGGTTGGGGTGTTGGTGCTAGTTGGACTGATGCTTCTGGTAAAGATCATAGCATTAGTTCTGGTCAGGATATTGAATACAAGTTGGACAAGGAAGAGAATCTTTATGTGTTCAATTATCGCACAGCAGGATATCGTTCTCGTCGCATGATTTATCTTACCAATCAAATTCATCATGACACTCTTACTGGCAAGGGGTATAATTACTGGAATACTAGCGGTAAGAAGAATGGCGGTATGAAGTTCTTCTGGTGTGATATTAGTGCTACAGAAACTGCTAAGAAGATCGTCACCAAGTATTGCAACACAAATGATTGTTTTGCGTATCTTTTGGTACACACAAAGGATCATACCAATGTGTCTAATGGCTTTAAAAGTCTAGTTAAGGATGTTGGAGAATATAATATTCTTAATGTATCAGACTATCGTGATCTTATTAAGAGTAATCCTAAGAATCGTGGTAGCAAGGCTAGCAAGGGTAGTGTTAGTGATCAAGAAATCTTTTTGATTATTGGAGACACAAAGGATACCAAGAATCTTAACTATGATTACAATGATGCTACTTTTATGAGAAGTCTTAGCCAGACAATGCTAGATGATCTTGAAGATGAGGATGAAATTGTTTATCTTCCTATCGTTAGATATGGCGTTGCTGATAATTCTTATCCTACAATTAGTAGATTGTGTGGTCACAAAGATTTTCTAACCGGGCATAAGGTAATTGACGATACCAATATCTATGCTATTAAAAAGAGCGTGGTTGATCGTTTAAAGAATGATGGCTATAACCTTGTGGATTTTAACACTTGGTTCAAGAAGAGGCTCCAGAAACTAAACGATACCAAATTTAAGAATATCTATCAGTTCAATCATCTTGTGCAACAGTGCAAGAACGAGTATAATAGCGATGATAAGATGTCCAAGAATTACAGGGAGGGTTATCTTGACAGACAATTTCTTTTCCATATTCTGAATGTTTTCGGGCTGGAATATGAAAAGTTTGTTAACAAGCGTAGCGTTGTGGATACTATCAATAGTCTGATGATTGTTGAGTTCTTTGCTGATACTATTCATCATGAAAATTTTGATATTCCCAAGTTCAAGAAGGATGATTACTATGCTCACATGACAAAACTATTGCATGATTTTGGTATTAATGGGCTAGATAGCGTTAAGATTAAAGAGGCCAATATTCTCTATAATCAAATCAACGCTATGTTGTTGAGTATTTATGACAGCGAAGTTGTTAGCGAATATCAAAAGATTTTCAAGCCTTCAACCAGCGGTCAATATGATTGTCCCAAAATTGCCGATCTGAGAAAAAATATTAAAGCGGAGGTTGACAACAATCCGATGATGAAGTATATTATGTGTATCCATCCGGTATCGGGCAATCTGAGAGAACTTAGGAATACTAATCCTCTCAAGCAACTTGATGCTGAACATTATTATGGTCATAGGTCTGATGAGCGTTGGCTTAATAAGATGGACGATAATCGTGTTGAAGAATTGAAGTTGTCGTTTGGTCAAATTATTGGTTGATTTCACAGGAAACAGGAGAAATAAAATGAGTGTTCCTTTTATGTGGGTTGATGGTAATCTTACGCTGGTTCTTAATAATAGAACCTATCAGGTTTTGCCGGATCATATTAACTACAAGATGATTCTTGAGGCGTTGCCTACCGCGACCTCTGATGAACTTCTTGATATTGTTGATGTTGAAAAGGCAGTTGCTACTTTTAGTGATGGTCTTGTGGAGATTAAGAACGGCCAAGTTACCTATGAGGGCGAGGTTGTTCATGGTAGTATCAGTAAGCGTATTCTGGAGTTTATGAGCAAGGGTCTGCCTTTTCAGCCTCTTGTTAATTTCCTGAATAATCTTATGGATAATCCTAGTATGCAGAGTCAAAAGGAACTCTATGATTTCCTTGAGCATGAACATCTGCCTATTACTGAGGATGGTTATTTCTTGGCCTATAAGGCAGTAAGGAGTGATTTTAAGGATAAGTATCGTGGAGTATTTGATAATAGTGTTGGTCGGGTTGTAAAGATGCAACGGGCTAAGGTTGATGATGATCGTGCTAGGGGTTGTTCTGATGGGCTTCATGCTGGTGCATTGAACTATGTTGCTGGTTATGGGTCTGTGGATAATGGTGATCGTATTGTGATCGTCAAGATTAATCCGCGTGATGTTGTTAGTGTTCCTAGTGATTGTAATTGTGAAAAACTTCGCACTTGCCAATACGAAGTTGTTGGAGAGTATCAAGGTGAACTAGTCAAGCCTCTTTATTCGGCTAACTTTTCAGAAGATGAGTATGCTGATTATGAGGATGATGAGGATTATGATCTCGACAGTGAATACTGGGATCAATTTGATGATGAGGATGAGGATGAGGATTATGAGGACGAGGACGATTACGACAACTCGTACCCTGGTTGATTAAAAGAATTAGTGGAGTCTGGCGACTAAGATAATAGCCTCTGGTTGGGAAACTCGACAAACGCTATTTGAGAGGGTTCGATTCCCTCCCACTTTTTAGAAGGAGTATTGATGAACGATCCATACGATAACGAAGATGATGGTTATGATGATGATCAGTATGATTATGATCATCCATCATTGAATCCATTTCATTACTATTTCAAATTTGATATTGGGCCAGATACTCCGTTGTCTCAGTGGCTTTCTGATATTATTAAAAATACTAACTGGGAAGATATTGGATTTGCTTATAAACCTATCAATCTGCCCGGTTGGCCTGCTGTTTCGTTACCTGTGAATAGTTGGAATCCCAATACTGGAGGAAAAGACAAACTCCAGTATTTGGGATCCAATTATGCTAACGAACCAATTTGGAAAACAAAATACTGGACTATTAATCCCATAAATTCACATTATAAATCTCATATTCAAGCACACGCTGTACATTTTATTAGTCAACCTAAATATTACAAGGGTTTGTTTGATATTTTAAATTAAAAGGAGTTTCTATGTCTGACTCAGAATGGTTTATTGTGCCTGATTTATCAGAGTTTACAGATAAAGCACGATCAATAGTCTATAATAATTTTGGCGTTTGGAACAATAAAACAGATATGGATATCCTTATAGATGATGTGGCTCAAAATGAAAAAGCGGAATTTGATAAAGTATTATCTCATCAAGAGAGTTTAGTAATAGTTAAAGAAAATCTGAAAAGAGAAAGAAATAAGATCACAAAAAAAATTAGATATATTCTAAACGATGATATATTTGCTGAGATAGTATATAAACTTAATGATAGGATGGTAAGTAATATTATTAGTGGTTTGGTTCAAAAGGGTTTAGTAGAAACTGCTTTTGATGAAGAGGCTAACGACTTTGTATTTTGGGTAAAAAAAGATGAAGAAGAAAAACCAGAAACCGATTGAAATAGATGCTCACTTCAAATATCGATGTCCAAAATCAAATTGCGGATTTGATCATTGGCTATCTTTAAAAGAGTGTCAAACAAAAGACTTTAAAATAGTTTGTGATTGTGGGTTTGTATTTAAGCCTAAAAAAATATCTAAGATTAAGATAGTTTATTCAGATATTAAGTTGGCGGACAACAAAGAACAACCCGCCAAGATTATAGAAAAACCTAAAATTCCTGTTGACTTTAAGAACGATTGTGGTAAACTATTGATTAGTTATGGTTTCACAAAAGAAGAAGCGATATCTTTATGTGAAAAAGCTTTTGAGAAAAATCCGGTTAACAGTTCTGGATTATTGATTAAATATATATTACAAAATTTGGAGCAATTAAATGTCAACAATTAAAAGGCCAACATCGTTCGACAACATTATCGGTCAGTCAGATGTTGTTACCAGACTCAAAATCTCTACGCTGGGCTGTAAAAAAACAGGTAGCGTCCTCCCTCATGTTTTAATTGACGGGCCTCCTGGCCTTGGTAAAACAACCATAGCGGGTGCTATAGCCACTGAGATGGACGTTAATCTATAT